CTTCCTAATTGTACTACTTCTTTTAAACCACCTTTATAAATACCTTGTTGTTTAATCTGCAAATCTAAATTTTTAGAAACTTGGGCGTGCATATTTACTTGACCTGAAAGTAAAGCCCTTGTCTCTTGATACATCTGCATTTGTTGATCTTGCCCAGCCGTCATTGTCGCTATAGCATTTGAAATATCAGTGAATGCTTCAACTTGTTTCTTTTTATTTATATCAAGTACAACTCCTTGATTAGTCATTACCTGCAACATAGACATAAGCCCCTTACTATTTGCCATAGTTAAGGGGTCTATTTCCTGCATTTTCAATACAAGGGCTTGCGCATATTCTTTACTTTGTTTATATGTTTCGGCTAAATTAGTTTTTCCACCTATTATACCTATTTGTGTTAATCCTGCTGCAATTTGGACAATAGCTGTTTGAAATTCCTCAACAGCTTTTACACCTTCTTGAAAACCTTTTTTTATAAGAGAAATAGTCCCGTAAATAGTAGCAATAGCAGCCGTCCTGAATATAAGACGCACAAACATTGCTTCAAGGTCTTTGATAGAAACCAAAGCACCTTTAGCACTATTCTCAATTTGTTTCATATGCCCACCCATAGCCTGGGTAGCTTGGGCAGAAGCACTTGTATTTTGATTATAATATTGTTTCCAATTTTGTCCTGATTTATTTACAGCAGCATCTATATCATTGATAGAACGCTTGACGACACGTGCCCCATCAAGAGAGGCAGTGCCGTCTATTCCTACACGTAAAAAAGTTTCAGTTGAGTTGTTATCCATTTGGTGCCACCTTTTTAGCGGAATGTTCTAAATACGTGTCGTCAAGCGCATAAATAATATCTACAAACAAAGCACGTTCATCCCAATCTGTTATATGTTGTTCATCGAGGTATTGATACAAAACAGGGGGCGGTATGTCAGCAGGGCCAGCCTGTGTCCAAGTACGCCCCCTTCTTACAAGTTGATATGCTGCAAAATAAGGTTGTGTGAATTGATTTAAACTAGGGCGATTAGCAAGGGCCACGGGGGTTTCCCCAGAATCCCTTGCTATCTGTTTCAAACTCTCTATTTTACTCCCCCAAGTTAATTGCCACAAGAGGAAGTTTTTTAGTTTTTTATGTCTTCCTCAATTTGACCTTTTCTAAACAAAGCAAAAGAAGAAGCTTGTTTCACAATATCTTTGAATTGACGCAAAGGCATTGCATTGAAACCAATTACAACATTTTCTTTGTTATAAGGAAGAATTGTTCCAGTTTTATCTTGAATACCTACTACAAATTCCCCAGCTTCATTCTTAGATTCCCAGCCTTTTACTACTGTTGAAGCATAAACTTCTTTAAGCACATTGAAATAAGCATCGTCTGTGAAAGTTTCGATGTCAATTTGATGGCGATACGGTTTCAATTTAGCTTTCAGAAGCTTGTCATACATCTTGTTTACTTCAGAGTCAGCAAAAGTAACTCTAATTTTGCATGTGTCATACGTCAATACAAGACCACTTTCCACAATCTGTTCATCGGTTTCATACGCTTCATACGGGTTGCTCATTTTACTTTCCTCACTTTTGCTAGAATACCCCTCCGAAGAGGGGCTAAAATATGTCTTGGTTTTGATTCTAAGCTATTTTCTACCTTTCCCCCTAGTGCTTACCTGCCTGAAAACAAAAAAGGCGGCTAAGAGAGCAAATCTCTCACTTACGGGAGGAAGTCGTAACCCGCCAAACTTTGACGAATTACACTTTGTCAATTTGTATTGTACTTCCACCAAAAACAGAACTTGTAGAAGTAGGATTAAACTCTAATTCAAATGACGCCATAACATCTTGACCTGGCCCACCTGCAACAATCTTGGGATTTAGCAGTTTAACATTACCACCCGTTATAATATATCCGTTGCCTGAAGCATCCAGACCCCTGAAAGAAAACATAGAGCCTGTTTCGCTTACAGCTTCATCATATAAACTAAAGTTTGCAAAATACATTTCAATAGAGCCTTTTGCTTCGATAAGACCTTTGCCTATGCCTTGTGTTGCAGAAGAACCCATACCTCTTTGTTCTCTTGCAGACTGACTCCAGTTTACATCAACCTTTGTGATAGTACCTGCAAGCAAAGAAGTACCACGATAGATTGCACCAAAACCACCTACAGTATCAATAATATTGTTTGAGTTAGCTGCTGTTACTGTACCGCTAAAAACTGTTGCAGTTCCTTTAACTTCATCTTTCCCAATAAAACTAAGTGAACCTTCAAAATATCCACCTGAATTTGCACTAATTGAGCCACCCGTAGGAAAAGAACCGGGGTAAGTAAGATACAAACTTGTACCCAGTTTCTTTTCAAAAAACACGCTATAAAAAGAATTGCTGTTTTTTACACGTTGTCCAGCGATAGTTACAGAAGGTGTTGCTGCTTCAGTAGCCCCAGGTGCAGGAAGAGTTGTAACAGTACCGGCAGCAACCGTAAGAAGCTGATAATATCCATTTACAGTAGCTCCAGCAAAACCAGTAACCCTAACCCATTGACCTGCAACAAGCCCTGCTGTTACAAAACCATTTCCTGAATCTGTAAAACCTGTTCCAGTAGCAGCAATTGTAATAGCTGTGATAGTGGCCGCTGTTTCAGCAACATTCATCAAAGAAGCAGCAAGCAAATCAAAATGAGAACCAGCAGAAATACTAACTTTCAAATCACCTTTGGTAGAAACGCCAGTTGTTACAGCACCAGAAACTTGACCTGCTGTAGTAATCTCACTAGGACGAGTCCTAGTTTTAGTTTTCCCAAAACCTTCAGAATTAAGTCTACAAATTTTACCATCAGCAGGAGTATTAATAACTCCCCAAGCAGTTTCAACGCAATATGTTGCTACAAGATTGTTCGTATCCGTCCCAACAGAATACCCAGTCGTTTCGGCCATTAGTTTCTACCCCCTTTATTTTTGAAAGTGTTTTCTTCTTTAGGTAAAGTAAGCTGTTTTTCTTCTTCCACAAATTTAGCTTTTCCATGAGCAACCAAAACATTCTCTTCTAAAGCACTTAATGATATTTTAACCCCACCGCTTACTTCTTCACCATTAATCATCTGCTTTTCCAAAAGTTCGATCATTCCTTACTCTCCTTTTCTGTGATTTAATACAAATTGTCCCAAAGAAATGAAATTATCACATTAGTTTGATTCCAACCATCGTCTGTTATTCCTATACCTTTCACTTTAGCTTCTCTACAACGTAATTGTGTACCGCTATAATTTCTAAAAGCATCTGCTATAGTATCACCTAAAACTAACCCTCTTGTTTCTCCAGTGTTTAACGGAGTGAATACTTGTACTATTATTTGACCTGTATCCCGAAAGGTGTTTGTTGCAGCACCTATATTTAATTGTCGTTGTTCCCCATCTACAATGGTAAGTCTACACCATTCCCCTGTATCTAAATTGGGTGGGTTAAATTCTGAATTGGGAAAAGCTATTGTCGTTTGATCTGTCCAAACTGTTATAAATTTAGTTCTTATTTCGGTATGTATTGTACTCACGCCCATTATAAGAATCCTTTTTGGTTTATATAAATTTGTAAATCATTTAATGCACCTGACACCATACCTAAAGAGGCTTGCGTAGAATGCCCATTTTCAAGAACTGTTATATACGGTACATTATTATATATCCAAATTATCCCATAAGGTTTAGCTGCTGATACTTGACTTGTTACACTTCTCGCGCTTAGAACTTGCCCACCTTCTTCTGGGGGTTGTTTTCCTATAGGTTTTGTAGGAGGGCGCTTAAATGTTGCATAGGCTCTACAGTCCCAATTATTTACAGCCCATCCAGTTTTAACTGGATGTTTAGGCATATCACTATTTCGAGTAACAATCAGTTGATGTAATCTTAAAGCTATCTTTTTTTGAAACTCCAAATGATTTGCCGGTATAACAACTTCATAAAACCTAGTTAAATCCAATTTAAATTTTTGGATATCTTTAATCATAAAATAACCTAAGTTCTTATTTGTAACGTATGTATTATAGGTATACCTGCTGGAGCTAAAATTTCGTTATTTACTATTTGCCAAACTGCATTCTGAATAATCAATATATCTTTTGGAATAGGGTTTACGGGCAATGTTTGTTTTACTCCAAGACTATCTGTATATGTAGATGTAAGTAAAAGTTGCATATCACCTGTTCGGATAATCGTTCCATCAATATCTTTATCTTTATATGCTTGCTGTATTCCTTTGCATGTATATGAAATATATTTTGCTTCTATTGCTACAATATCCCCGGCTATTTCTGTAGTGCTTGGAGCAACCGTGGTTGTTATTTTATTTGCATTAACAGTAGCAATCGTATATCCAGTATTAATCCCCCCAGAAGTAAAACCAGACACATTTATATATTGTCCTACAGCAAACCCTTTACTTACAAATTCATTTGCACTATCTGTGAAACCATCACTTACTGCTGCTATTGTTACCCCAGATTTATATATTGTTGAAACTGTTGTACCTGCTGCTGCATTTGGAACTTTAGAGTAATTCCTTCTAAATGTTACAGTTATTCCATATTTTGTTATTAAGCGTGTAGCTGTACCATCACGCATTTTAGTTGAAAAGTCAGACATATTAACTATACCTTACATCAGTTGGGGTTGTATCAACAGCGTCCATATCTGTAAAGCCTTTAGTAAATTCAGGTTGAATCAATGTTGTATCGTTATAATGATTTATTTTATCAGCTATATCTATTCCCCCGGCGTACACAGCAAAGGTATTTTTATTACTTGATTTATTTCTAAGATCTTTTGCTTTCTTTGCATAATTCTCAGATCGTTTTGTATACTGTTCCCAAATAGGCCCAATTTTTACTAAATCCGCTTGTGTTGCAAAATATGCTGAAATGCTCTCTGCTATCAATGCAGCAGCACAATATTTATTTATTTCTTCTGTTATGGCCCAATCTATTTCTTCATCTGTTACTAAAGGATCATCTGTTTTTGTGTCACCTACTAAAAAACGTACTGTGTCTTTATCAGAACTTGCAGGATTCCCAGAATAACTCCAAGTCATATATAATCCTCCTATGAGGTTATTTACAAAGTTAAAGCAGGGGTTTTTACGCCCCTGCTATACTATTACCCAAAATCAGCAGTTGCCAGAACTCTTGAAACTTCAATCGTGCCCACAGAAGTAGTAGCAACAACATAAAACCCAGTTTTTGCACTATCTGTAATTTCAAGAATATAACTACCATCAGCAAGAGTTACTATACGCAAAGCTTTTTTAGCAGTAAGGATACCTACATCAGTACCGCAAGCAGATTTAGCTTGTACTGTTCCAGAAGCGGAAGTCCCTGTAATGCCAATTCCTGTTGCTGCATCAGAAAGATAAACATCAAGCACTTGGCAACCGGCTATTGCAACACCGTCTTTATCACAAACTTGCAAAGTTACTTCACATACATTTGAACCGCCAGCGGCTATTGCAAATGTAACATCAGTAGCCAGTTGTTTCCCACCTACAAAAAGTGCATCATAGGCTTTCTTACCTCTTGTTCTTCCTACAAAACCTGTCGGCATTTTACCCTCCTTTAAGGGTTTGTTTGTACCCCCGGTAAACTCACAGGTGGTTTAGGTTTATTTCTTAGCCTTGGGAGAGATTTTAGCTTTAGTAGTTCGCTTACTCTTAGGCTGTGCCTCTTTTGCCTTCACAGGCTCTTTGGGTTCGCTTGATTCAGGTTTTTTAGATACATCTTTAACTCCCCTTGCAGAAAGTTCTTCAGCGTCAGGTTTCCCAAACCATTCTACTTTCCCAACTCTATACAAAGCCATTTTATTTGCATACGGCCATTCAGCTACATCTTCTGGGGAGAGGGTTACACCTGAAATCCAGGTCTTACCCCCTCCCTCAAATTTGCGTAGGACACGGCCACCGTATTCCCCAGCACTCATTGTATTATTCCTTTCTTATTTAAGAAACGCAACCTGAGAAGAAATAACCCATATCAGGAGCAACAACCTTCATTTCCACATTCATTTGACTTTCAACACGTTCTGCATCGTCTTTAAGAGACATAGGAATGCGTTTAGTAAGAATGCCTGCGTTATTCAAACCAGTTAGACCGCTCCAAGTAAAGATATATCCAGCAGTCGGTTTCAGAAGAGAAGGAGAAGGAACCGAGTAACAAAGCAATG